GCCTACAAATTTTCCACCTTCAAGCCATAATCACGATGATCGTTATTACACAGAAGCCGAAATGAATACCAAGCTAACCGCAAAGCTTGATACAACTGGTAATGCAAGCAATGTGACTAATACTTTTACACAAGCCAGTACACTTGCAAATTTAACAACTGGTGAAAAATTAAGTGTTTCATTTGGTAAAATTATGAAAGCAATTGCTGATTTGATTTCTCATATTGGGAATAAGTCAAATCCTCATGCGGTTACAAAGTCACAAGTTGGATTAGGAAATGTTACTAATGATGCCCAAGTTAAAAGAAGTGAAATGGGTGTGTCTAGCGGTGTAGCAACACTTGATACAACTGGTAAAGTACCTAGTTCCCAATTGCCTAGTTATGTTGATGATGTACTTGAATATACAAATAAAGCAGGTTTCCCTACAACTGGGGAAAGCGGGAAAATCTATATTGATAAAGCAACAAATATTACCTATAGATGGAGCGGTACCGCTTATGTAGAAATTAGTCCATCGTTGGCATTAGGTGAAACTTCAAGCACTGCATATCCAGGTAATAAAGGAAAAACAACAACAGACAATGTTAATGCGATTTTAGCAGGTACAAAAGTTGTACCTAAAGCAACAGATGCGAATACATTAGATGGTAAAGATTCAACCAATTTTGCCAGTGCAGCAGATTTAGCTAAGAAACTAGATAAATCAGGCGGTACTATGGAGGGTGTTTTTAATGTAGATACTCTTTATTTTAAAGTCAATACTGCTAGCGGATATAGACAAGCCTTTGGAACAATACGTGGTGGTTTATTAGCGTTGGGGTCTGACGAATTGCCTGCGGCTTTGTATGGTTATGATAAGAATCAAAAGCCACAATGGGTATACAAAGAAGGTTCGAACTATGTGTTTAAAGATTTAGCACTTAAAGATGATATTAAAGTTTTAACGGGTTCACTAGTAAGTGGAACTGGAAAAATTGGTAAAACAGTTGCTTATCCTGATGGATTTACTAGAGATAATTGTACTGTAGTTAGTATTATGTATAGTGGTGGTCAATATACACCAACTTCATACACAACGGTAAATGACATTACTAATTCAACACTTTTTCAAATAAACTTAAATGCCAGCGATATATATATTGGTGTTGATTTTAGTAAATTGGCTAACAATAGTGGTGGGAATGTTAATACAGTTCAATATAGAGTTGTATTAATGAAAATAGCTTAAATAATAAGGTACTCATTTGATATGGGTGCTTTTTTTGTGGAAAGAGGAAAGTGATTATGAAAAAACTATTTATTTCACAGCCAACGAAAGGTAAGACAGATGAAGAAATCCTAAAGGAAAGAGAAACAGCAATAAAAGAAGCTAAACAATTGATTGGTGAGCCAGTTGAAATTATTGATTCATTTTTTCAAAATACACCTACAGATGCAAGACCACTATGGTTTTTAGGTAAATCATTAGAATTGCTTTCAACTGCTGATGTTGCTTATTTTTCAAAAGGATGGAATGATGCACGTGGATGTAAGATTGAACATGAATGTGCTGTTCAATATGGTATAAAAGCAATTGTTAAATAACTATTGATAAATAAGACATGCCTTTATGGTGGGTCTTTTTTATATATTCGTTCGGAAAAACGTAAAACTATCAAATCACGTGAAGCAACCACGTATAAAAGCGTAGATGAAAAGTGAGGTAAAAAAGTATGGAAAGAGAATTTTTAAAAGGATTAGGTTTAGAAAAAGATGCTATTGATAAAATAATGGCAGAAAATGGCAAAGACATTGAATTAGAAAAAGGTAAGGTTAAGGATATTCAAAGTCAAT